ATGGGATTATATACAAATCAACAGGCGACGGAGATATTCGGATAAGTCCTGTTTTATAATTTCAAGGGCGGTTAATCTTCAGCTTAATTGCCCTTGATCGTAAAACAGAAAGGATTGAAAATGGGCTATATGAGTGAACTGGATCTAAGTTTGAGAGAACTCATTTTTAAGGGAACTTTAGAAGAAAACCTCAAGGCGAATGTCGGAGCTAAAATTAAGATAAAAGATTCTATTTACATCGCGACGGAAAAGGATATAAGGAATTATTATCAAGATATAGAAAGGACTAGAAAATGAAAAAATTTAAAGTAACATTTGTTGATGAAATTGAAGCTGAAGATTTGGAAGATGCCTATTATCAGTTTAGGTTATATTTGAGCGACCTACAACATCATGATGATATTACAGTATTTGAATTTGAGGAAATAAAAGACCAGATAATTAAAGAAAATAAATAATGAAACTCCCAGAATATCTCAACCACAAGAAACCAAAGAAAGAAGTGAAAGAAACCACTGAAAGAAAATGCTATATGTGCGGGAAAAAAGCGGAAATGACGAAGTTCGAGAGGTACTGCAGTAAGAATTGCAGAAATGCCGCCTCGCGCAACGATACGGCGACCACGGGTATTAAGTTTAGATAATGTTTCCTTTTGATTTTATATGGGGTATCATAGAATATTTTTGTGTATTTTTTACTTTTTCTTGGGTAGTTTTTAATTTCTACAGATTAGGAAGTCTTATCTTTAAGTTTATTAGATTCGTATTCAATAGATAATTCACTTTTTTCTATTTCTTTAACCTCAACACCAATCGCTTCACCGTTGATAATGTTGTGATCGCGAACTTCCTTCAATTTCGCCTCCAATTCTGGGCGCGACATATTATCAAGCGAAGCGGTCACGACCTCTTTCCTGTCAACATAAAACCCCGCCAACTGACCTCGACGAAATTCAGCATTAACAGCCGGCCCGAGCTGACCGTTCTCGACGGCAGAATCACGCAACCTTGCCAATTCCCTAGCGTGTTTGACAAAATCAATCTTGCTGGCTTCGGCGTATTCCTTTTGTAAATTCTCTATTCCTTCAACGACCAACGGAAACATCTTGGGATTTCTTAGATTTGAGGCTGTATTAGTAGCCGCTTTCTCGGAATATCCCGCCTGTTTCGCGCAATCTGTCTGCGTCACACGCCCATTGGATTTAACAAACAAATGAATAAAAGCCCTTTGTTTAGGCGTTATTTTTCTTACGTTTCCCATCTTCTGTCATTGTAACACATTAATAAAATTTTTTATATATATATTTTAAAAGTAAATATATATAAAAAAAAATCAATTTCCATTTAAAAACCTCATATAGGTTACGTAACTAGATTGTTAGAAGTAACTGTAAAAGTAACCATATTATTGTTATATTTCAATAGGTTATGTCTAAAGTTACGTGGTTACGTCATTTTTGAGATTTTTTTATGTTTTAAAAATTAATTTACTTTTGAAAAACCTATATGAAATTAAAAATGGAGGTTTTCTGCCAAAAACGCAAAAATAATTGTTCCATGTTGCGTGATCCGAGAAAATCGACTAATGTTTCCCCATGAAAAGAAAAGACATCGAGGAAATTTACGCCGACGAGGATATCCTCTTCGCCGACGGCTTCGATGAGGCCATCATTGGCGTCGTTTTTGTCCACAACGAGAAAACCAACGAGAAGCAAACGCGGGTCGTCTATGACACCGAACAGTGCCTCGAAGTCCTCATGGAGGATGACAAGATGTCTTATGATGAGGCATCCGAGTATTTTGATTTTAATGTTGCAGGCGCCTACGTGGGAGAGTATACACCATTGTACTTAGAAACATAACAAAGGAGAAAGAATATGTTTAATAGAAACCAGATACTGAAGACAAAAAACTACGATCAATTTTCGTTTATAGAGGGAAATAGATCAATTAATCCCCTAAAGGTAAAACAATTAAAAAGAAGCATGCAGAAGAGGTATGTGGAAAATCCTATTCTCGTTAATAATGCAAACCAAATCATTGATGGGCAACACCGGTATGAGGCGCTTCGTGAACTTGGGTATGCCTTATACTATGTAAAAACATCAAACAATTTCACATCAAAAGATATTACCATATTAAATTCAAATGGTACAAACTGGAATAATGATGATTTTTTACAGCATTATATGGATGAGGAAAAAAAGAAGCATCCTTTTAACTATAAGAGTATGCCCTACAATATTTTTTCATCTGCTCGAAAAGAAACAAAGATTCATCACCAAGTTCTTCTCATGCTGGCGTCCAAGTCGCGTAAAGCAAGTTATATTGAAGACTTCAAAGATGGCAGACTGTTGATTACTGATAAAAAACAATTTTTGGAAGATATTGATTTTATTATATCTATTAAAAAATATTTTGAGCATTGGAATAAACGAACTTTTCAATTTGCTTTATGCAGTTTATTTAAGCAGGATAATTTTAACAGAGATATTTTTTTATCAAAATTAAAAAGATATAGTAGTACATTGAAGCCATGTACAACGACAAAAGCCTATATAGAGATTATTGAAACATTATATAATTACCACAATAGAAATAAAGTAACATTTAGTAGGAGGTAAAAAGGAGAAAGAATATGGGAAAAGTAAAAGCATGGCTGATGGAGATGGAGGAGGACGCGGCGGAGATGACGCGTGATGAATTCATTGAAGAGCACGGAGAATACCAAGTGGACGTCTGGGACCGCGTCAATGCGGTGGATGCCGACAGCTACGTGAAGGTTAAGAGGGGGATGGACCTTTTCATGGTCCGCGGTCTATGAGTAAGACAATACATCTGGGCCAGAAGATTCTGCACTTTGATGTTCCCGAGGGACTTGTTGAGGAAATCAACGGCGTTTACGAAAAAAAATTTTCCGCACTGGAGAGCTATAATAGTAATCTGGCGGGAAAGATTGTAAAGGAACACCGCGTGGATAAAGAAATGCCGGAGAGCATTAAGAGATATTTTGAAGACAGGTTTAATGACTACTTGATGGAAGTCAAGGTCATGCGCTTTGCCCATCCTTCGTCAGCGTGGATCAATGAAATGATAGAGCATGAATACAATCCTATGCACCATCATATCGGCAAGACGGAGATCGGACTGACGTCCGTTCTGTGCCTGAAAAAGCCTGACGGCTACGGTATTGAGCTCGCACGGGAAGATGATCCGGCGAACGGCAGGCTGGAGCTTGTAGGTAATGGCGGGGGAATGTTTGGCTACAATCAGCATAAGGTTGATCTGGAAGTCGGGGACTTGTACGTGTTTCCCTATGACATCAAGCACGGCGTTTACCCTTTTACCGGCAACGGTGTAAGGCGGACACTATCTTATAACTGTGATATGAAAAGATGAAAAAAACATGCAAGGACGCGGTGATTGTGGTAAGGGACTACTATGAAATACATATCCAAACGAAAACCGAATCCGGTGGCCAAAGAGCTCCGAGGTCCGCGCTTCAGAAAGCGCGTCGTACAGGACAAGCGCCGTCGGGAGGATGATCGTAGCGGATGGAAGGAGATCGTGGAGTATCTAAACAAAAAACGATGAATTACCCGATGGTCCTTGTCTCGTGGCTCGACGCCAAGGACGGCGAGTCGGGCTGGCATTCGATCAAGGACATCCAGAAGGAGAAGCTTGCCATATGCTACTCGATGGGGTGGATGGTATTGAAGGACGAGGAGAGGGTGGTCATTATGGCGGACTACTCGAATGAGGAGAACAGCAACGACGGCGGACGGCATGTCGTCATACCGGCGGGCTGGGTGAAATCCATCACCTATCTCGACGCAAACTACAAGGAGAGCAAATAATGATTATTAAAGGAAAGCCGGCAGGCATTTACAAATACTGGTATCAAGGAGAAGTAAGCTATGTAGGGCAGGGAGGAAGAGATGGATCAGATGTTTTTAAGAGATCAAAACAGAATAAATTTGACAAGAATAAAAAGTTAATTCCTTATGATGCCATAGAATATTTTTTAGAGGACGATCACCCCTACTTGTCCGATCAGCGCTACAGAATATTTTTTGAAGCGCAGATGATTTACAAGCACAGGGAGACAGTAAGAAATAAATGGATACCAAAGGAACTGTTGGACTTGAACATTTTTTTGGAAAAAGTATTCTTGTGGAAGGAATGCCCGGAATCAAAGTTTTTGAATTTTTCCTCCAACTATCGTCCATACGCGAAGCAAAGATTCTTTAAAGATCAATCACGGTGGCATTTAAAGGGAACGAACTGGATCCATAATGACTATTCCTTCTTTGATGGGGAGGAATGGAGTCCTCCTTATGATATTACAAAGCCGCTGTATCTTGACGGAGAGCTGGCTTTTTATGCTCTTGTTGAGAAAGGCTTTCAGTTTGACAGTTCCAATAAGCCGTCGCACGTTGTTATAGAGGTAGATTTGGATAAAGGGACGAAGAAAGAGAAAAAAGAAAGGCTTCTTTTAAAAAAATTTGCCACGCACTGTCGTACAAAATCAAAAATAGGAAAACAGAGAGCAGAAGAATATGAAAAAATTCTTGCAAGAAAACTACATAATAATGCTGAAATAATTATATTTAAAACAAGGAGACAAAATGAAAAAGAACTACGATAAATGCTTGAAAACAATACTACACCACGAGGGCGGTTACGTGAACCATCCGCAGGATCCGGGCGGAGAGACGAATCTCGGTGTAACTAAAAGGGTTTATGAGGAATGGGGCGGAACGAAGGACATGAAGGAATTGACTTTTGACGACGTCGCGCCGATTTACAGGAAGAACTATTGGGACAAAATGAAATGCGATGACTTGCCATCGGGACTGGACTTATGCGTTTTTGATTTTGGCGTCAACGCTGGTCCGGGGCGCGCGGCTAAATACCTGCAAACCCTGATTGGCACAACAGCGGACGGGGGCATAGGACCGAATACACTCGCAAAGCTCAAAATGTATACCGATAAGACTGGTGTCAAAGAAACAATTGCAAATTATCAAAATGAAAGACAAAGCTACTATGAAAAACTTTCCACCTTCAAGACGTTCGGCAGAGGCTGGACGCGAAGAGTGAAAGAGACGACCAAACTCGCGATGGAATTTGAATAAAATGGAATACGTGGCGCAGTGGTACTGGCAGAAGGACTGGAAGGACGAGTGGCAAAAAGCCTATTACGTCGGGCCGAGGGAGGAATGGATGAACTTAATGGAGAAAAGTGATTAGGAAAAAACTTATGAATCATATGTTCGTGCTTATGGATGAAGTGAAAGAGCTTATAACTCGGTTGCAATCGCACAACACCGAGCATGTACACACGGCGATCAGCGTGCTGAATGGTCGCATCGATGAAATCAGGAACCGGCTGGAGAAACCGGATAGCTCACTTGAGGAGGAAATCCATGACAATCATTATAATTGAAATTATTGAATTATGCCTGTTGGCTTTTATTGCCTTGATGGTTTACGGAATTGGCGAGGAGATTACTAAAAAGAAATGAAGAATGAAATCATAGAACAGCTCAAAACAGTGTATGATCCGGAAATTACGTCCATTAATATATTTGACTTGGGACTGGTCTATGACATCGATATCAAGGACAAGGACGTCACTATCGTGCACACTCTTACTTCGATGTTTTGTCCAATGGCGGATGAAATTAGTGCCAACATTAAAAAAGCGGTGGAGAAAGTTGAAGGTGTCGGAAATGTTAGGGTCAAGCTGACGCACACTCCTCCTTTTACCCAGGAGATGATGAGTGACGAGGCGAGGATGGCCCTAGGCTTGTGAAGTACTTGATAATAATCATATTCGGAGTTATGATATCCTATACAGTGTTTATTTCGTACATGACGTATTATCATCCTGGTTACTTTACAGAACTAAGAAATGAGTCCCAGAAATAAAAGAGCTTGATCCCATGTCCGTTATGGGTATATAACGAAAAGTTCACCCCAATTAAAAAAAGGAGAACACAATGACCGAAAGGGATATGGAAAAAATGCTGTGCTACCTGGCAGACAAGGTAGAAAAACTTGAGAAAGAACGATGCAAATGCAACGACAACAATGACGGTAAAACTTTAAAAGATCTGGCGGAAAAGCCTCCGGCGAAATATCCCGAAAATCTTTATAATCAAAAATTCGTTATGAACTACGACGAGGACGAGGAATGCCCTTCATGCTCGGGGTGATTACTTCCTTCGAATCTTCAGGCCCAGTCTAATCCGTCTTCTGTTTCTCCGTTTCGTCGATCCTATTTTTCGGCGTCCTTTATGCCTTTTTCGTTTGAGGTCTCTCCGGCTCATCTATTTCTAGCTGTTTAAATATTTCCCTCATGATATGTTCATACTTATCATTACGCGGTTTAAAATCATCCTGTACCAGTTTATGAAGAATAACATACAAGATCGTGCGAGGATGGTCCATGTCCATTCCGATCGATCCCATTCGTAATTTATCATCATTCCCCTTGTTGCGGTGAATGAGTTCTTCGGTGTATTCCCTTATTCTTCTGGCGGTGTGCTCGCTCATTTCTCGCATGGCGTCCTTGAAATTTCTCTTTTGCATATTCTTCCTCTACTTGTACAAGGCCGCGCCAATAATCACGCTCCTTGATGGTTAAATCATTCCAGTGGCATCTTTTAAAACTGACATCATCATAGTATCGCATGTTTCGTGCTCGCTTATCATAGCGAGTGGAATCTGGATAATTCGGATGTTTTTCTTTTATTGTCCCCATGTGCCCTGGCCAAATTTTTTTATGTGTTTCTTGTACCGTGCTTGGTCTTCCGGTGATAACTGCGCAAGAGGAAACATATTGATATTCGTCGCCACGCTTCGCCGCTCACCCTCCCCAAAGAAGGGCCAGACAACGTGCTGGACCCATGAGGGAAAAATGTACATCACACCTACTTCAGGCTTGACGGGCGTGTAGCCGGAAAATTTCAATCTTTCCACATCATGAACGTCGCCGTCACCGACGACGAATCCAAGAAAACCGTCATTGGCACCCGAGGCGTTCTTGAGGGATCCTTGCGCAGATAGATCGCTGATTTGCTTCGGCACCTCCGTCCACAGAACCGATGATATTCCCATCAAGGTCTTGCAGCCGTGCGTGTGGATCGTGTTGTAGTCGCCTTCAAAGCTATGCACCGACCACATCTCGTCGATTTGAGGAACCCGCTCTTCCGGTAGTTGACGGACGGTCATTTCAAAAAATTTTTTTACATACTCGCAAGCAATTGTTAAGCAGATGTTTTTGAACTTATCACAGTCGGGATGACTGTGATCCATCAGCAGTTGCTGGCTTTCATTGTGCTGGCGGATTTGTCCGACGAGCGTATGAGCGTGGGACTTTCGTTCCTTGCTTTTTTTCAGGGAATCGAGATATTTGTTGAGGGATAGGACGATGTTCTCATCTATTTTTATCTGCATGATAAATGTCTTGTAAAGAGGAAGAATACCATAAGTTATTTTTTCGCTCACACATTAACTCCTTTTGTTGGTTCACTCAAAGTGAAATGAACATTAAAAGCCATTGACCGTCTTTCCCCCTTGCATCGAAAAGGATAGACTTGATGTGCCAGCCAGCTTGGAAAAAGGTAGAAATCACCAACTTCCGGTCTGACGATATAGCTGTGACGTGCGAAATGATTGGGAATGGATCCTAGAAATTCTAGGCATCCGACGGTGGGATGATGGTCCTCTTTCTTGTATTCTTCTTCAAATCCGGACGGTATTTTCAAGAAGCATACGCCCGATAAATTGGCGTCATGAATATGCACGGGATTAAAGTCTCCCGCGTACTGACTTACCACCCAGACACGGAAACTTACTTTGGCATCCGTGATGTATTCCGGCAATACTTTCGTGAGATATTGGTCAGACATGGTCACCATGAATTCAGGGAAACCTTTTATTTCGTTGTGATTAATGGCGATTTCCTTCTTAACATTTCCAGCCAGATTATGACTCCAGTCTTGTTTCTTGCTTAATTTTTCATCATTTAAAATAACATCGGCTTTATTGTTGATCTGATTAACATATTCTTGTGGTAATTTGACTTTTAAGATACTGGGGCCGAATGGTTGATAAATATCATAGCTTATATCCTTATTAATCATCAAGACTTTCTTTTACCTTGTTTATTTCACTTTCATGCTCCATCCACAATTTTTTTCCTTCACTTACGAGCATGTCCCATTCGATAGGATCGAAGTCTTTTGTTGTTCCATCCGTATAATGAACATGGATACGATCAACAATTTCTTTCGTTGATGGATGAGGCCTTTTGAATCGAGTGACCCCACTAACTATTTTTATTGTCAGTCCTGTCTTTTCCATTTATCTGTTGCTCGTGTTCCTTATCGATTAGATAACGAACAAATGATCCCATCGACATGTATTTTTCCTCCGCCATGGGTTTTGCTTTTTTGTAGGAATCAATTTTGATCGCTACGGATTTATACTTTTCAATATCCGTCATTCTTCTGTCTCCTTCTAGATATAGTAGTTAATTTCATTTGTGCCCATATATATGGGATTTAATGTAATTGTCAAGGATATAATTATTTTTTTTTGTCTCCTTTTTTTAATTTATTAAATTTATCCATTATTTCGTCAACTTTGAATATATCTTGATATTCAATCAACAATTGCATGGTCATTCTAGTTAATTTTTGCGTATATAGTGGATCTGATGCATAAGGAGCTAGAGTATTAATAATGTCTATTAATTGAACATCATTAGTCACAATTTGCTTGTGTCGTACTTCTCGATAAGGTTTAAAAAAACTGCTCTTGTTTAATAAGGCTATGTAATCAGCAACCGACTCACACTTGTTGCCGTACATTTTTAATATAACTCTAGGATCTTTTAATGATTCAATATGTGGTTCTGTTCGATCGGTTTGCATGATACCATAAAAATTATTGGCTTCACGAGCAAATCGGGACTCGCCCCAATCGGATTCAATGACTGCTTGTGCCACGCTTATGACCACCACAACACGATGTTGAGGGGGAAGCACAGCGTTAAAATGCACGGTGCAATCTGCTATACCACTAACAAAATTATAATGATCATCTTTTTTATAATCAAAATCAAAATTATTAATAATACTGCCGCATAAAATAAGCAGTGTTGCGCATAACTCTTTAAACATTATTCATCCTTGTCAAAAAATTCCAGTTCAACATTTAATTTAATTTGTTCTTCTGTCCGTTGACGATAAATTTTTGTGCCGGGTTTCCAAGATTGTCGGTAGCTATTAGTTTTTACATCAATTTTACGAATTTCTCCAGTTTTTTCGTTCACTAGAACTAGATCGATTGGTCCGATGGAGGATATGTTTTTAAACACCCAATACCCTTCTTTAAGAAACTTTATAACAGCACGGTGCTCGTTAATGTCACCTACTTTTTGCTTAACTCTCCCCATGATGGTCCTAATTTCACATCTACTTTTAATGGAACTTTTAATTCAACAGTCTGTTCCATGATTTCTTTTATTTTTAATGATTGTTTTTTATCCTCAATTGAACAATTCAATTCATCATGCACTTGTATGTGTGATAAAATACCTTCTTCATATAAATCAACCATTGCTTTTTTCGTCATATCTGCCGACGATCCTTGTATCAATCTATTTAATGCTTTGTATGTCCATGCTCTTTTTAGATATTGGCCATATTCTTTTTCCGCTTCCCATCGAGGAAGAGCTTTGTGAATACCAAACGCACGTGGCTCCCACAAATCAAAACGGCATTTACGACCGAGCAGTGTTCGCAAGTATCCAGCATTCTCCGCGCGCCGTGTTGCTTGTTCCATCAACTGCTTGACAAATGGAACGTTATTATGAAATTTTGCAAATAGATCGGCTGTCTCTTTTTCATCCAGTCCAAGAGAACTAGCTAACTTACCTTTACCCATGCCGTACATCATTCCAAGATTAATAGTCTTGGCTGTGCGTCGATCAATGCCGGCCATGTCTGCAACAGCTTGATGAAAGTCGGGATCTTCTGTCTTGTATGATTCAATCACTTCATCCGCACCTCTTAATCCACCAGCCGTGAGAGCGGCAAAGTGAACGAGCACACGGGGTTCTTGCTGTGAATAATCAAAGCTGCCCCATGTGCATCCTTCATTAGGCACAAAGATGGAACGAATCAATGGCCCAAGCTCTTTATTGCGAGAAGGTACTTGCTGTAAATTTGGATTGGAGTATGAAAACCGTCCGGTCACCGTACCGCCTCTATCGCCTCGCATTTGGTGTATCTCGGCGTGAATTTTACTGTGTACAGAATGTGTAAGAATTGTGTCAATGAATGTGGTTCTGGCTTTATTAATTTCCCGTGCCGTTACCACCATTCTTGCTAGTGGATGCCTGTGCGTCGTTAGGAAATTTTTATCAAATTTCGGCTGGCCGGATTTTGGTGTGCGGTCATATTTAATTTTTAATTTATCAAATGCCTTGGCAACACTCACCGCTGCCCAGATATCAATATTGACGCCGGTATCCTCTTTGATCTGTTTTAGAATTTTCTTTTCGCGTATGATTAGATTCTTCTTAATCGAGTCCGCTTTCTCCAGATCAACATTCACACCTTCCCATTTCATATCAATGAGACAGGGAAGAAGCCGTGTCTCTAGATCAAAGATGCTGGAGAGCTCCTGTTTAATAAGCTCCGGCTTAAAGTATTGCCATAGACGCAGTGTTAAGTCGGCGTCCTGTTCAGCGTAAGGGCCCACATACATCGGTGGCAATTTCCACATTTCCGCTTTAGCGTCAACGCCCCATTCCTTGGCCGCTTCATAGAGAAGTGCCTCGGACTTTGTTTCTTTGAGATAATCTTTTCCTAAATCATTGAGGGAATATTTAAATTTGTTTTCATCAATCAAAGGAGCGGCAATCATTGTATCGATAATACGTCCCTCAACCTTTAGTCCCCATCGGCGTAGCCAGCCTACATCATACATAGCATTGTGGAAGATCTTGTCGCATGGGAGTTTCAATATAGCCTTTAATGATTTCTTGAAGAATTTCTCATCGAAGTTTCCACCGCCCTCGTGGCGTAGAGGAAAATATCCTTTCCATCCCTCAACAGCTATCGCGACGCCAGCAACGTAACCATTGCCGGTTGCCCAACCAGGTCCCCGTGTTTTTAAATCTGGATCACATGTCTCCAAGTCAATCGCAATTTCTTTTGCTTCCGATAGTTCCGGCATTCTTTCCGGTGGCAACCACTCACTTGGCGGCTGAAATAATGGTATTTGTGTCATTGGTCCTCCTTCATACAGGTTTTAAGACGTTTGATAAAATTCAGACAATGCTTACGCCACGCATCGCCCTGTATAATGAACTTTTGAAATTTATAATCATGTGTTGCAATTAAAACAACACCCTTCTTAATATTTGTTTTACACATACGGTTATGCGCCATACCATAGGCAGCCATTTGCGTAAAATAATTTTTAATGGAATCATAACTTTCCATTTGTGGTTTTCTTTTTTGTTTAAAGTCAATAATACATGGTTCATCTTCATAAACACCAATTAAATCAGCGATGCCTCTATAATGATTTTCAAAATGTAAGTGAGACTCCACACCCCATATTTCCTGCAATTGATCTTTCAATCCGTTCTTAATAATCAACTTGGCAAGTTTTGTAGCCATGGCTACATTTGGATCATCTGCCGGAAGAAGTTTTCCTTTTTTATTATTAATTTTATTTTCCAGATACGTATGCATGCTTTTTCCAACAGCAATGGAATATTGCACAATACGATCTGCTTCTTTTTCTCCAACTTTCTTTCGCCATACTTCCAAAAAAGATTTATCACTTGTTCGATCAAGAACACGAGAAGGTGAAAGTAGTCGTTTTTCCGGCCAGATATATTTTTCTTTGTATATTGGATTATGCTTAAAAACAATTTTTTTTAATTGTGTGGACATTTTTTCTCTTTATTTTTGTTTAATGTTTTTTGTCCTTTTCTTTCTTTCTCTTCAATCTCTGCCGCGATGGCGGCATAACCCGCGATATCTATATAGCAATCTTTTGTCCTCCTGTTTTTTAATCTAGCTATTTTAACGAGGGCCATGCATATTGCCACACTATGGGGTGAAATCTTATGATTAAGATAACTGCTCCATAATTCTGCTATGTTAACATGATTTGTGTATTTGTCACCATAATCTTTTGCTCTTGGTCCATTTACTATTTTAATTGCTTCTTTTAATAAATCCTGACTTTTCATTTTGTGTCCTTATATCCTTTTGCTTTAGGGTTAGGCCCATAACTTTTTCTAACACTAATTTTCATTTCATTATCTTTCCATTCCTTAATAATTTCAGGAGTTATTGAATCCTTAAGTTTTTTTAATAATGCTTTTTCTTCTTCAGTTAGTTTTATTCTTACTAATTTGTTCACTAAAAAGCCTCCGTAAATTCCCTGTTCGATTTTGATCGTATAATGTTTAAACTTTGTTTTGCTCGTGTCATACCTACATAAAATACCCTTCGTTCTTCATCCTTGTTCAGCCAATAGGATTCATCTGTTTTCTTGGACAAGTCTGTGAGTAGCATAACATTGTCCGCTTCACCGCCTTTGGCTCCATGAATCGTCGATAATTTAATGCGCGGGTCATGAGTTATTTTCTGACCGCGACGAAGCACTGCCCTTATGTATGTAGATTTAAGTCGTGGCATACTGTCGAATGCTTCAAACCAAGGAAAGTTATTGTTGACCTTTAATCCATGTTCCTTGGTCAATATTTCATAGTTATAAAGCTTTTCCCTGTCAGCTTTCTGCATGGTCTTGTGCCCGCGATTCACAGACTTATCCACCATGAGATAATAATAAAAATCTTTCACTTCCTTCAAGGATAACTCACCGCCTTTGCGAATCTTCTCCCATGCTCTGATAGCACGAATAGATTTAGCGTCCACGGATGTGGAGCCATTGCGCTGATAGTAATATCCTTCCAGCTTTAGTCCTTCTTCCAATAGATCGAGATTATATTTATTGCGTGCCAGAATTAGCCATTCGCCTTGCATGAGTTTATTTAATTGCTCGCTTGGATAATAATTAATTTCTCCTTGCGCATCTCTTGCTGACCATTCCTTATCAACGCGTGTCTTAACACGGCGTATTAAATTGTTTGCTTTCTTATGAATTAAGAAAGGGAGACGAAAGGATTCATTAAGAACTTTTCTTGTTCCTTTCATGTTGATCAAAAATTCCGGTCTAGCGCCGGCCCATTTAAAAATAGCTTGATCATCATCACCCGCAATGTAGAGTCGTTGTGTTTTCTCCGCAATGCGCTTGACCATTTGCCACTGCAACCAGCTCAAGTCCTGCGCCTCATCAATGATGACTACATCAAAAAGTGGTAATAAATCAATACTTTTTTTATTAAATTCTATAATCATATCCGTATAGTCATACTTTCGTCTTGGATGTTTACCGCCAAACTTATACTCTTGCATGGCGCGTTCAATGTAATCTAACTTCAACCATCCGCCTGGCAAATGTCCTGTATCGGGATGATTAAATTGTTCATGCGCGGTGATACCGTTAATTTTAGAAAGATCAATAA